AGTAGATCTGGATAGGTGATCAGGGTCCTCAGAGACACCGGAAGAAATCAGGTGTTTCAGAAGAGCGTAATCGCCGTCGATAGAGTTATCTTCGGCCTTACCCCTTATCACGAGCGTCCGCACCCTAAACGAAAAGTCCTTAAGGACCTTCGTGAAGGTGTAAACATCTCGATGGGTATACCATCCTATGCCAGGGGATGTCCTCTTAACGAGCGGAAGCTGTAGATGTGAATCTACAAACTTTCGTAGGAAATCTGCAGCTACCCAGCAGCCAGCAAAAAACAGCTGGTTCGAGGTAGCAGCCAGGGATCCCAGACACTCCCGACTAATCTTGTCACCATCAATGCTCTGACGAAGATATTTCGGCGTCACATCATAGGCGCCAAAGTAATCTCCGCCACAGCTCTCGCGGAACGGCCCTTTCGAAAAGGTCTTTCCGAGATTCACCTTGAGCCCAAGGGCTTCAAGGCGAGTGGTGACAGCGCTGCAACAGTCCGCAGGGACGATAATATCGTCCCCATAGACTGACACCGTCTGCGCCCAACGATGGATAGCTGCTAGTAACGAACCACCTTGAAGACCCTTCACCTTGATCACTGCACTCAATGCAATGATAAAGAATGTAAGAGTCTCAACGGGGAAAGTCATAGCAGACCCAGAAGTGGAGTACTTCTTCAATTGAAGAACATCTCCGTTCGGAAGGCGGATACGTGAGGAACGCGTAGCCATCATGCAGCTTAGCAGGATGGGGTCGTCCTTATACAAGGACGTAACGAGTCCACACGACACGCGATCCGATGCCTCAGAAAGGTCGATCGTACAGACCGACCCTGTTAGAGCTCCTTCCTTCGCCAGCATACGATTCTTCGATTGATTCGAGAAATCTATATGCTTAGTGAAGGGAGAACGACTCATCGACAGCAACAAGCGGGAGCCGATATACTGCTGTGCAAACTGCATAGCAACCGGCTCTTTAGCTATTGTTCTGGGCGTCTTCTGTGTCTTTGGAACAAGAACAAGCCGACACGGCTGTTCATCTTCCTCGGATACAAGGGTGACATCTCTGGTCCTATGTACAGCATAACCGTACAAATCTACAGGATCAAAGATGCCCTTCCAGCGTAAATAGAAGTCCCTTACCTTAAACTTGGCGTTACCCCACAGTCCTTCGACCGTGGCACCGGGGCCATGCTTAGGAAAGCATTCCTCGTGTGAATCGTCAAAATTTAAGGAAGTTACGACCACATATGCTACAGATTGGCATAGATGGTCCAAAGAGACTTCTACGGGAAGAGAAGAATCGGTTTCAACAAATTTCTCAATACAGGCTTGCTGGCGTGCACGAGTGCACTCCAGCTTCACCTTTTTGAGAATGTTGCCGACTTGCCGTATGTAGAATACGGCGTTCGGATCTACGTCTTGACGTAGAACTCCGGTTCTCTCATCGAAGACAAGCTTCACCAACCCTTGCATAAAGCAGGGTAAGGTAGATCCATTCTTCCTTTTCTTTCGAAAAGTTGGAAAGATCGTAGGAAGCACGAAGCCTGCCTCAAGACTTTGTTCAAGCCATGAGACAAACTTCGGAAGGGTAATCGTAAGAAACGAGAACCCCTCAGTCTTCGTACGTGATTGGATGGTAATCCAATCACGATCAGTGCTAGCTCCACAGGATAGTGAAGCATCTTGCAGCAAGGCTCGAAGGAGATTCAGGCTTTTCATGGCAGCCTCCAAAGAGGGGTTGTCAGTCCTGCCTGAAGATGTCCTTACTAGCTTCGTCCTCCCTAAAGGGGATGGTAGCACCGGAGTCAAGTACCGGTGATACCAGCCCTAAGGGGAGCTGAGAAATGCCAGACATGTCTGGCAGCCTCAATGATTCGAGGATCTACGCCGAGAATAGCGTAGATAACATCGAAACAGACGAAGGTAGTAAATGCCGAAACCACCAACCTCGCCATGACCAAGGGTCCCTAAGACTCGAGACCCAGAAATTTGGTCTGATTGGCAGAGGCGCCCATGAAGGCACACAACGCGTTGATCTGGCCCTGAATCTGGCTATTAGTAAAGCCAGCTACAGGCCGATTAACAACGAGGTATGTCGTCGCGGACACGGTGTTCGTAAGACCCGTCGAAGGATCCGTATAGGTAGTGTAAAGATCAAGACGGAACTCAGAACGTGTACGACTACCCTTAACGTGGGTAATCTTAAGCGTCTGAAGACCATCGGAGGTCGAATACACACCCTGATACGGGTTCGAACGATCCACGGTTGCACACGAGGTGGCAGTACCGCCAGAAGACGATACTGTTGCCCCAACGGCAATTGAGGTAGGGTCGGCAAAAGACATTTCAGATCCTTCTTGTTTTTGTCACGTTTAGAGTTCAAACTTGGAACGTGATAAACCAAGCGCGGCGAGGATTCCCAGCTGGTAGGGGTTAAACCCATCCCAGGTGAGACCAAACCCGTAAGGGCTTGCAACTTGCCTCTGTAACGTTTCACGAGTTCTAGTACTCGTGGCGTACTGGGTCGCGTAGATAATGGGATCAGTACTTTTAGACTGCGTTCCACTAGCTACACGATGAGCGCCTACCTTAGAGACACGAATATAATCGTGACACATAACGTAGGCGTATTCAGCCACCTGAGCATACTCAGCCATAAGGCTGACATTGGTCATGATGGACCCAGCGCTGGTAAACCAGTCAATCATCCAAGTCCATGGAGTGGCCTTCCAGATCTGATTAAGATCGGGAAGAAGACCCATGAGCTCAAGATTGAGCACCCATTGATTCGAGCCCCATAACCGATCTTCTGGTATATGGAACCGAAACATCCCCTCGAACCAGATATCTCTTCTGAATTCGGTGGTGGTTACAACACTGCCTTTACCGGCAGGGTCGTAAGGGAGCCCAAAGATGTTGGCTGGAGCAAGCGTAGTACTCATCGCAGAATCCACTTGAGTGGTATCATACGTATGGGTACTAAGCAGCTGGACCTTTCGGTGCACTCGCTGGCGATTATTACGCTTAATGAATTGGCGGGTTCTCTCAATCTGAGACATCAAGTTTAAAATAGACTTGAGGTCCTGAATGAAAGGGAGCCATCCAAATTCAAGATTAAGGTACTGATCGCCCCAAAATGACGCCGAACGATTTGTCCATTTCTTCTTCTCGAATTGGGAGAACCATTCATGAGTGCTTTTCAGCATATCAGGAACGTCCCGCAATTCGATTATGAAGGTAACCAAGTTCATACTTGGTTTAACGGGCAAAGCTCGACTAAAGCCTTTCGCCCCCCAACCGGTTATATCCGGCTTAAGGTAGGCAAAGTCCGAGGGTACACTTGTAATAAAATTACCAGTGTAGTACTTCGGGCCAAAAGGCTCGAACGGTCTGTCGAAGAACCACCCCGACGGAGTCGGAGTGATGTCGACAGTCGAACGGTCAATATCGAGAGGTCCACCAGACTTATACGGAGGCCCAGGGTGAACTTGATCGATGCACGTCTCGTAGTTGAGGATATTAGAAGAATTCGCCGAGAACCAGTTCTTACTACCGGAAACGGTAGTATAACCGGCCCCGATCGAGTCCTTCGGTATCACCCAGTTACGAGTACGTTTTCGAACAAAGCTCATCTTGGTTATCCTGTTAGCTAGCAGAGGGGGG